AAGGACAGCCAGCTTTAAAGTGAGCCCGGCAAAGAACCGGTACAAATGCTTTGGCTGTGGTGAAGGCGGGGACGGTATCAGTTTCGTAATGAAGAAGGAAAACCTTTCATACATCGAAGCCGTTCGTTTTCTCGCAAAAGAATTCAACATTGAACTGACCGACCTGGAAAACCGGGTGTACGAAAAACCGGTTGAGCGCCTGGAAAAGCTAAGTAAAAAATCGCTGGAATTTCTTGAAGGGAAACGTAAAATATCAAACAATACGCTCCTTCGCCTCAAAGTAACTGAAGCCACCGAATGGATGCCCGGCGTAAATAAAGAAGTCCCGGCGATCTGCTTCAATTACTACAGGGATGGTGAGTTGGTGAATATCAAATTTAGGGGGCCACAGAAAAGTTTCAAACTTTCCAAAAATGCTGAACTGATATTTTACAACCTCGATGCGATCAAAGGCGAAAAGAAGGCGATTATCGTCGAAGGTGAAATCGATACCCTGACATTGCACGAGTGCGGAATTTATAACGTGGTCGGCGTACCGAACGGCACACCACCGCCGGAAAGCGATAAGTTTAATCTGGCCTACATGGACAACTGCTGGCAATACTTCGTCGAAATGGAAGAAGTCATAATTGCCACCGACGATGATCGTGCCGGCCGAAGGTTGCGCGAAGAACTGGCCCGGCGTATCGGTTTTGAGAAATGTAAAATCGTCCTGTTTTCGAAGGGCTGCAAAGACCCGAACGAAATACTGCTGAAGCATGGCCCGGACGAAGTGAAGAAAGTGTTTTCCAATCCCCTGCCCTGGCCGATTGAAGGCGAATACCTGCCGGAAGAATGGGAACCCATTACCGACGATTATTACGAAAACGGTTACCCTGATGGGATGCGAACCCACATTCCCGGTTTCGATGAGCTACTGAAGTTTTACCCGGGCCAGCTTACCACGGTCACTGGTGCGCCCAGCTCGGGCAAGTCGGAATATCTGGATTATGTAATGACTTCGCTTAGCCTGATGGAACAAATAAAGTGGGCGGTTTTCAGTTTTGAAACACCGGTGCCCATCCACGCCACAAAGCTGGCTGAAAAGTTCGGGCATAAGTCATTCGATGTACGCAGGAACGCCGATCACCGCCTTTCCCCCATCGAATACAAATTCGCGAAGGATAAGATAAAGCAGTATTTCTTCTTCGCTAAGGTGGATGTGCTCGAACTGACCATTGACAAGCTGCTGGAAAAAGCGGAAGAATTCGTGAAGCGCCGCGGTTGTACTGGGCTGATCTTCGACCCGTGGAACTGTATTGAGCATAAGAACGGCAACATGAGCGAAACGACCTACATACTGATGTGCCTGAATAAACTGATCGCATTTACCCGGAAATACAACCTTATCACGTTCCTGGTGGCCCATCCGAAGAAGCTGGAAAAAAGAAAAACTGATGGCAAGTACCCGGTGCCGACCCTGTACGATATTTCCGGCAGCGCCCACTTTTATAACCGCACCGATAACGGGTTTACTGTAGTCCGGGACCTGAATACGAACCAGGTGGATGTGTATGTGCAGAAAGTGAAATTGTACTGGCTGGGGAAAATCGGCCATTGCGGTTTTACCTACAACACATCGACGCGGCAATACCAGTTTATGCCATCGCATGAGCCCGACGATAAAGCAGCTAAACCGGATTTGCCACCGACCGGGTTCCGACCCCTTACGAATGATATCCCATTTCCTGACCCATCAAACGATGAACAAGATGAAACTGATTAAAGCCTTATGGCGGGCTATATTTGCCCGGAAGAAACGCAAACCGCAGCCAGCCGACTGGGATCCACCGAAGCAGGGAACGCGGCCATGGCGGCCGACCAGCGACGAGGATATCGCTGCTGCCATCCGTATCAATATTGAGGCAGAAAAGCGCAACCACGAACGCGATATTGACAAACTGATAAACGATTGCTTATAACATGCGGGAAATAAAACTATCTGAAATGCCGCTGGTGAAATCGCCCGAATCATTTTTCGAGGCGCAGCGGGTTGCCTACGTTGAAGTAACGGAACTGCCATCCACCATGCCGCCGGACTTTCTCAATTCCATGCGCAACCACCGGCAAGTGATCAAATACCACGGGAAACTATTCTTTCCGGTTATCCTGACCGGTGCCCCGGAAAACTTATTTCTGAATGCCAGCAAAGGCATGCACATCGATTATGGCAACGGCTACCGGGGCATATTCGTTTGGGGCAATGACCTGCAGGGCTCGATAAAGAACGGCGCCATATTCGACCTATCCGGCGAAGGCCTGACGAAAGGCACCAAGTTTACAGTGGTCAATGAAACCGATTTCTTTCTTCAGCGGTTTGTTATTCCCTACGGCGGGAAGCTAAATATTTAGCGGTCAATACCCGGGAAAGGTTTAATATGGGGATGTTGCCCAAATGTTTTACATTGGCAGCGACAAACCTGGACGGTACTTAATGGGAGATAAACCGACAAATCAATTCTTTTTTATTGAACGTTATGAGCGATTGGCCGATAAACTGCGTGTGAAGGTTGAGGCAGGACAAAAGCTGCAACATCCGATGATCGTCAACAGATCACTGGAAGGGCTGCAAATGTCGATCAACATGCACGCCGGGAAAGAAGTCGAACGATGGTCAATTAAAAAGTTTGCCCTGACCAATTCGCAGGAATCAATTCAGGGAATTGCACAACTGGCCGACCCCCTACGGTATCAGCAAACCATAGACCTGTTCGAGGAAATCAGTCAAATGATTTCGGAATTAATTACCGTTATCCCATTCGCGACATACATACCGGATGGTGACGGTACCCTGAACTGATCGGGCCGCTTCGCTGAACCCTGCAACTTCGACCATACTGCTATTATAAGTGTCCCATCTTGCCCCATCTTCCAAAAAGTAAGGAACTAATCAAAAAAGTAATCCTAAATTTGGTGCATAATGATGCACAAATGAAGGCTGCTGCCGGTAAGGTCTCTATTCGCAACAGGGTTTTATCCACTGACCTGGTGGACTGGAAATCGCTTCAGTTCATTCAGGACGATGAATTCAAAACTATGAGCGTTGAGGCCGAACAGCGGTTGAAAAATTCGGTACTGGCAAACCAGTTCATCGAACCTTTATGCGTGTGGCGCGATCCGTCCGACAGTGTTTTATATTGCCTCGATGGCCGTCACCGGGTGAAGATATTGGAACAATTGCAGGCTGAAGGGCACGGCGTCCCGAAGAAGATACCGGCCAATTTTATCGAATGTGCGACTAAGGCCGAAGCGGCAAAGCTCGTCCTGGTATATTCATCCCTGTACGCACAAACCACCCAACACGGATTTGTAACCTTCGCTGATCACTACAGGCTGAACCGAGAAGAATTGTCAATGTTCGTTGACATTCCCGGTATCAATATGCTGGACCCCGAGCTGCCGCCCATCCCGGACGACCTGACGGCAGGACTGAAGGATAAACCGGCCAGCCTGAAGATCACATTTGAAACTGCCGACGAGCTGGAAAGGTGTAAACCGGAAATTGAAAACCTGTTAAAAGTGATGGCGCCGGGCTATCTCATTTCCTTGTCTGCTGGTGAGCTATGAAACTGGAACCCGCGTCATATAAAGCAGTACAGTACGCATGCCGGTACTTCCATTATGCGAAGGCTGTGCCGCAGGCCTTGTGCTCGTTTTCTGTTTTCAATGATGCCGGCGAGTGGTGCGGTTGTATCGTGTATTCGCTCGGTGCTAACCAGTATCTCGGTAGAAAGTTCGGGCTGGTGCAAGGTGAAGTTTGCGAACTGGTCCGCGTGGCACTGAATGGCAGGCATGGCAGCACATCGAAGGCGGTAGCTATATCGCTGAAGCTGCTGAAGAAAGTGAACCCCCTGCTGAAGCTGGTGGTTTCCTATGCCGACTGTGACCAGGAGCATACCGGAACAATATACCAGGCCACGAACTGGATATATGCGGGCCTGGTCGAACTGAACGGCGGCACGCCGAAGTTCCGAATCAAAGGAAAGGTAACGCATGCCCGCAGCCTCGGTAGCCGTGGATGGAAGGCGAACATCGACTGGATAAGAAAGTACAAGGATGCCACGGCAGAACTGGTGTATACGAAGGGCAAACACAAATACCTGTTTCCATTGACGAAGGCGGTGGAAGATCGATGCCGCCCACATTCAAAACCATATCCGAAGAAAACAAATGCGGCAGTAGCTTAACCCGGTAGAGCATCCGGCCTTCCAGCCGGGGTGTGGCGTTCAAATCGACCCTGCCGCTCTAATTTCTTATCTTCAGGTACTAAACTCATAGACCTGATGGACAACGCAGAAAAAAGCAAAATCATGGCAGACACTGCTAAACATTTGGTGAGCATGATACAGAACCGCCTGAATAACCGCATTGAGGCGCTTAACACCCTGCAGGCATCGCCTATGGACAGCGTGCCCGACAACGTGAAAGAAATGCGGGAAATCGAAGCAGGCAAAGTGCGCGCGGTTATGCAAGAGCAAAAGGACCTGATCGAAATAATTAAAATGCTATTCCCGGATGCCAAGTAGATGCGATAAGGTGGAATATGAAAAGCGGGTAAGGATTGTGCAGGAATGGATTCTGGACGATTATCCTTACACCGATATGGTGACACAGATCGTTACGAAGTGGCAGATCGAAGAACGGCAGGCGAAGAAGTACATCCGCGAAGCCCGCAAACGCTGGTCTGAAAATGAGCAAACAGCGATTGAACAAAAACTGCGGTTGAAAATCGAATCGCTTAAAAAACTCAAACGGTCATTGAAGGATAAATACCAGGGCACGCCCATGGGAATAATGGCCATCCTGAAAGTAGAGCAGGAAATTTGCAAGCTGCAGAACTTATATCCCGCCAAACAGGTGGAACTGTCCGGCAAGAATGGCGCACCACTTTATGAACCGCAATCGCCCGCGCAGGTACTTTCATTTGAGCAACTATATTTCCTGAAGTATGAGAAGTGGCCCGAAGGTTTCACGGCTCCCAAAGATTGAAGCCACGGAAGTGGACAATCTGATCGATCAAGGGTTGGCGTATTACGACTTTTGGGAATTCTGCCTGTACTATGACGGCGATTTCTTCACGCGCCGGCCATTCCTTCGCAAAGTTGCTGACGCATTCCAGCAGGTTTATATCAACTACACGAAAGGCAAATCGATAAAGGTCGCTGTCAGCATGCCTCCTCGAGCTGGGAAAAGTTATATCGCATCGATCTTTTGCGCCTGGTGGCTGGGTAAGTTTCCCAGTCAATCAGTAATGCGTAACACCTGCACGGCTCGCCTGTATCAGAAATTCAGTTACGATGTGCGCAACATTGTGCGGTCGGATAAATTCAGGAAAGTATTTCCCGGTGTTTATATCCAGCCTGATAAGCAGAACCTGGACGGATGGAACCTAACCACCAGCAAGCAGGTAGGGTATTTCGGTGGCGGCGTGGATGGAACGATAATAGGCTTCGGCGCCAATCTCGCAGTGAGTGACGACCTCTATAAAGATATGACTGCTGCGCTATCGGAAACTGTACAGGAAGGCGTTGCAGTGTGGAAGCAGTCAGCACACAATTCACGAATGGAAAAGAATTGCCCCGAAATATTTATCGGTACTCGCTGGACCCTGAAGGATGAAATCGGTAAGGCTATACAAGGCGGCAAGATCGATATCGAAGTGAAGATATCTGCCATGGTTGTCGATGAAAGCGGGCAACTGAAATCATTCTGTGAGGACGTTAAATCCACGCATGAATACCTGACCATAAAAGAAGATACCGAGGAAAGTATTTGGGCTGCGGAATACGATCAAAACCCCATCGAACTGAAGGGCCTGTTGTTCCCGGCCAGCAGCCTGAAATATTTTACACCCTTCGATGGTGACCCGGAATATAAATTCGCTTCAGTGGATCCCGCCGATACCGGTGGCGATGATCTTTCCGCGCCTTTCGCCGATCTGTACGAGAATAAAATTTTCATTACCGATGTGATCTACAGCACGGATGGCACCGATATAACCATCCCTGAAATTGTTGAAAGGGTTGTTATGCGAAAGCTGAACGCCTGCGAGATCGAAGGCAACAGCGCCTGGATATTGTTCGGCAAAGAAGTGCGCAGTAAAATTCAGGAACGGTACGAGGACTGCGATGTGCGTATCGTCAAAGCAATGACGAACAAACACACGCGTATATTGGCGCAGTCAGCGTTCATCCGAAATCATTTTTATTTCCTGCCGGAAAGCCACTGGACGCCACCCTACCGTAGATTTATGAAAGTTTTAACCAGCTACATGAAGGACGGCAGCACGAAGCGGGACGATGCACCCGATAGCCTGGTCATGGTGGCCCAGCATTTCAAAAAGAATTTTTCACACCTTTGGTAAACGATGTTATGGTACCCGTTCAACTCATAACCTTGAATACCGGCAACAGAATCGCTATGACAGAGCAACAAATTATAGAGATCGAAAAACTGAAATGGGAACGCAGTTGCCACATGCGTTACATTGAGCGGCTTACCGCCACCATAAAAGGAAAGAAAAACCCCGACCGGGATTTCTATAAGAAAGCAGCAGGAAAAATTCTTATGGCAGCGTGGCGAATAAAGCAATTTGAGGTTCGGTTATTCTGCCTTATGAAAGCACCAGTTGCGAAATTTCCCATCGGCGGTATAATACCTGGTCGGCACGAAGTTGGTAATTACCATGTCCCCGACATCCATGTCGGAGACATACGGTAGGAATATTTTTAAGCCGATTTGCGGAATATTTTTCTGGCATTTTGGGAAACTTAGAACCCGGTGAAATTGAGTTGCACCCGTTTCATTATGAAGGCTGTATTGATTTCCCGCAACACCCTTAACGAGTATCTTTTCTTTTCTTCTTCGATCACTGAAGCCAGCAGGTTCAGTTCGTCCTTTGTCTCGCAAAGGTTTACCAGGGCAATAACCTCATCAAAATAGTAGGTAACCATTGTGCAAAAATAAAATTTCCCCGGCGATAACCGGGGAACAGGATGGGTGATCCTTATATAAAAACCGCTTTCCTTCGTTCCAATTTACCGCTATTTTACCAATGATAGGTACCCGGTACGGGCCAAATAAAAACCCCGACAGCGTACCGCCGGGGCTCATTCAGCATGGCACTAAGCCTTGAAAGCAGCTACCGCCAAAATTCAAGATTTATTTTATGTTATCAAAAAAGTCATAATTTTACTTTTGTGAACAACGCAGTGACCTTACTTCGTAGGTTGTTCCGGTACTTGAAGGACTTGAGGTGTAGCAATTGTGGCAGGCTGCTTTGCAGGTATGAAGGTGAAGCGGAAGGCCACTGCCAAAAGTGCGGGATTAAGACACGAGGTAAATAAAAATATTTAGCCCATAAATTCAGAGCGCCGGGCAAACTGTACAGAGCGCCAGTATCATTCAGAAAGATGGTACTGGCGCTTTTTTCTTTTATAATACCATGGGATTATTTGGAATCAACTGGACAGGAAAAAAAACCCCGCCGGTCTGTTACGAGAAAGACAAGGCAGGTAATCATATCTACCGGTTGACCGACCATGATATCGGAATTTTCAAATCTTGTTTTTCCGGCGGCTATTCCGAGGGCAATGCAATAAGGCTCTTTGAAACTATCCCGGAACTTTTCGCACCGATCGATGCCATAGCATCCCGCGTAACGAATGGGGTATTCCAGCTAAAGCGATTGAAGGACGACGAGATCGTGTACGACAATAAGGTTTGGAATAAGATCACCACGCAACCGAATTGGCGCCTTACATGGCATAGGCTCATTTACAATGCCGTTGTTTACAAATACACTGCCGGCAACCGATACTTCTACAAATACATTCCCAGTGCGCTCCCTGATACGATGGATAATATTTCCGCACTGTGGTTGCTTCCACCGCAAAATACCGAGCCGCATATAAAGCCTGACCGTCCAAAACTTTTTGCAGCTACAAGCGCCAACGACCTGGTGGATTTCTACAAGGTGACGATGGGCCCTGACAGCGACGAGATCAACGCCGAGCTGGTGTATCACGATGCTTTTATCGAACTCGGTTTCAATACATCGAACCCGCTTAAAGGCATTGGCCCGCTTCACGCACTTGAATTACCGCTAAGCAATTTGCTGGCTGTGTATCAGGCGCGCAATGTGATCTACATAAAACGCGGTGCGCTCGGTTTTATCGTCAGCAAAAAAGAAGATGAAAGCGGTTCGGTGGCATTGACGAAAGCAGAAAAGCAGGCCATCCGTGAAGAAATGAACGCCGATTACGGCCTGACTGGCAACCGTGATATCTACGGTATTACCGATGTGCCGGTCGATTTTGTTCGCGTGAATATGTCCATCGAAGAATTAAAACCATTCGAGGAAACGCTTGCAGATGCGCAGGCCATTTACGCGGTGCTGGGTGTGCCAAGATCATTCATGCCATCCACGCAGGGGCCAACCTTCAATAACGTGCTGACCGATGAGCGGAAGTTATACCAGGATGTTGTGATAAAGGACGGAAAGGAAATCGCGCAAATACTTACCACCCTGCTGGGTCTGGAAGAACAGGGGTTATATGCTGATGTTTCTTATGCACACATCGATGTGCTGCAGGAAAACAGGAAAGAAAAAGCGGACGTGGATAAAGTCGTTGCCGATACCAACATCATGCTGTACGAGAAAGGACAGATCACGAAGAACCAACTTATGGTTGCGCTGGGAATGGAAGCAGTACCGGAAGGTGATGTGTACGTGACGGATGGAAAGAACCCCGACCCCATGGCTGTTAAGCTGGGTGTCGGTGGCCTTACTGCCTTACAGGCCCTGCTGTTGTCAACACTCGACGCACCAACGAAAAAGAATATACTGGTTATCGTTTTCGGAATGACCGACAGCGATGCCGCAAAACTTACAACCGATGGTAATAGTACATCCCAAAATTAAGGCGCTCAAACAACGGGCGAAGCCGATCACCTATAGCACCATGGCCGTGCGCGAAGATGGTACCCTGGTCGATGCCAAAACCAGTGTGGAAGAAAGGACCGTGCGCGGTTACCTCATCGTGTGGGGCGTGGTTGATTCTTACGGCACCATGTTTATGAAAGGCTGCTGCGCGAAATCAATACGTGAGCGTGGCCCTGAAAGCGACAGCAAATACAAGATCGTGATGCTGTGGCAACACAGGATGGATGAACCCATTGGACAGTTCACCGTGTTGAAAGAAGACGATTACGGCCTGTATTTCGAGGCTGTGCTCGACGACCCCGACGAAGTGCCAACCGCAAAGCGTGCATTGGCGCAAATCAATTCAGGCACAGTCAACAACCTTTCAGTGGGTTTTGATTATGTGTGGGACAAAATGGAATACGACGAGAACCTGGATTGTATTCTGCTGAAGGAAATCGAACTGTATGAAGGTTCACCGGTGACACTGGGATCCATTGAAGAAACTTATTTCATTCGTTCGGCTGGTGATGCGGAAGCAGCACGCGAAGCATTGAACGAAGAAACCGAGGACTTCATTCGATCAATACCAAGATCGAAACAACTGGAATTACGACAGCTTATTTACCGCCATATATCACTTGCTGAAGCGAAGCCGGACGAATTGCAAAAGCGCCGCCCACTTCACAATAGCAAGCCGGTTGAGGCCGGAATCGATTATGAATATTTAAAAAACAATTTTAAGTTATGAAACAGAAATTCTTAACGTTTCCTGCAAAGCACACACGCTATGCCCCGAAGATGGTTACCAGGCGTATGCCGGGCGCTTTCCGCGGTGCTGCTTACAAATCAGATGGCGGTGAAGGTGAAGATGAAAAAACCAAACTGCTTTCTGAAATTCAGAACAAGGTTCGCACGGAACTGGAAACACGCGGTTACCAGTCCAAAGAAGATGTGCAGACCATCATTGACGAGCATTTCAAAGGCGTAGAGCTCGACGCCCTTCGCAAATACAAAGCGGAGAAAGAACAACTGCAAACAACTATCCAGACCATGGCTGAAAAGCTGGACAAGCTGGAAAAACGTGCAGTGCCTGGTAAGGAAAATCGCCAATCGATTGCCGACCAGTTCCGCGCAGCGATCGCGAAGAACAAAGAAAAGTGGGAGCAGTTCAAACGCCGCGACGTGTTGAACTTTGAATTTGAAGTACGCGCCCCCGCAACCATGACCATCGCGACCAACACAGGCGGCAGCACTTATATCCCCGTTCCTGACGTGGAGCTGACCGTTATCCAGCCGAACCGCCCGCGTCCTTTCTGGGCCTCGATATCGAACGTAGGAACAACAAACCGTCCTGCCATCGTGATCGTTCAGAAAGTGAACCCCGAAGGCGAAGCAGCTTTCATCGGCGAAGGCGAAGTGAAACCGTTGATCGATTTCAACCTTGCCACCACTCACATCGATGCAAAGAAGGTTGCCGACAAAATCAAAGTCAGCACCGAAATGCTGGAAGATATCGACTTCATGGCTGCTGAAA